TTGGTATAGCGAAGACAGCATCCCAGATAGCTGGATCAATACAAAAAAGAGAGAGACCTTTGACTGACTACAGCCGAAAAGATGAAAGGCGAGATAGGTTTGTGCGGAAGAAAAAGTTTAAAAAAATATCTACGTCTTCTAAATTAAAAGAAACTAAACGTAAACAGACCCGATATAAAAACAGTGAGATAGAGTATGAACAAACGATTGAATGATGTCACCCCCGAAGAGTGGGACAAGTTAAGAGCAAGCCACCCTGCCCTTGAAAAACCTTCTATGTTAGATTCTTGGATGCAGGCAGCTCACGAAGAAGCTAAAGAGATTATGGACAATGTTAACAGGCCCACACACTACAACACAGGCAACATAGAGTGTATTGAAGCTATTGAAGAGTCTATGTCTTCAGTGGCATTCAAAGGCTACCTAAAGGGCAACTGCATGAAGTACCTGTGGCGCTATGACTACAAAGGCAAGCAGGTAGAAGACCTAAAGAAAGCTGGCTGGTACTTAAACAAACTAACAGAGATGGTAACAGAGGAGAACACATAATGGATCAGTATCAACAGTTTATACACAAGAGCCGTTACGCACGATGGCTACCTGAACAGAAGCGCAGAGAGTCTTGGCACGAAACGGTTAACAGGTACGTAGACTTCTGGAAAGATCGTGGACAAATAGATGAAAAAATAGCTTTAGAGTTGTTTAACGCCATTCACAACATGGAAGTCATGCCTAGCATGCGCTGTATGATGACAGCGGGGGAAGCACTTGATAAAGATAATGTCGCGGGTTTCAACTGTAGCTATCTTCATATAGATTCACCGCGATCTTTTGATGAGCTGATGTATGTTCTAATGTGTGGTACTGGTGTAGGGTTTAGTGTTGAGCGTAACTTCATTAACAAACTTCCAGAGATTGCAGAAACATTCCACGAGACTGACAGTATTATTGTTGTTAGTGACAGCAAGATCGGCTGGGCTTCTGCATTCCGTGAGCTGATAGCTATGCTATATGCTGGTAAGATTCCTAAGTGGGACATAAGCCGTGTGCGTCCAGCAGGACAAAGACTAAAAACTTTTGGTGGTCGTGCATCAGGGCCAGAGCCGCTAGTTGATTTGTTTAATTTTTGTATTGAGGTCTTTAAGAAAGCACATGGTCGAAAGCTAACATCCATTGAGTGCCACGATATTGTATGTAAAATTGCAGACATTGTTGTCGTAGGTGGCGTTAGACGTTCAGCCTTGATCAGCTTGTCAAATCTTTCAGATCAGCGCATGGCTAAAGCTAAGTCAGGAGACTGGTGGAGACACGAAGGGCACAGAGCTTTGGCTAACAATAGCGTAGCGTACACAGAGAAGCCAGACTTTGAAGCCTTCTTAGGTGAGATGCATACTATGTACGAGTCTAAAGCTGGTGAGCGTGGTATCTTTAGTCGCATAGCAGCTCAGAAAATTGCAGGCCGTAATGGTAGGCGTGATCCTGAGCAGGACTTCGGTACTAACCCATGCTCTGAAATCATTCTACGCAGTAACCAGTTCTGTAATCTTTCAGAGATTGTTGTGCGTTCTTCGGATACTTTAGATAGTTTGTTATCGAAGGCTCGTATAGCATCTATCATCGGCACACTACAGTCTACACTTACAGACTTCAGATACCTGCGTAACTGCTGGAAGAAGAACACTGAAGAGGAAGCATTACTAGGTGTCAGCATGACAGGCATCATGGATCACAAGACACTGAGCAACCCAAAATCTACCGTGTTAGAAAAATGGCTAGAGGAAATAAAAGATGTATGTGTGGACACTAATAAAGAGTGGGCTGCAAAACTTGGCATTGAGCAGTCTGCGGCTATTACATGTGTTAAGCCTAGCGGCACTGTATCTCAGCTTGTTGATTCTGCTTCTGGTATCCATCCTCGCTTCTCTGAACATTACATTCGCAGAGTTCGTAGCGACAAAAAAGACCCACTTGCAGTCTTTATGGAAGCAGAAGGATTCCCGGTAGAGCCAGATGTCACCTCAGTCGCCTCGTCAGTGTTTAGTTTTCCGGTAAAGGCTCCTAAGAACTCTGTGACTGTTGCAGATGTTGGCGCTATGCACCAGCTAGAGCTTTGGAAAGCATATCAGAACCACTGGTGCGAACATAAGCCAAGTATCACTGTGTACTACACGGATGACGAGTTCTTGCAAGTAGCACAGTGGATATGGGAGAACTTTGATTTGTGTAGTGGAATCAGTTTGTTGCCAGTCAGTGACCATGTATATCAACAAGCTCCTTATGAGGATATTAGTGAAGATAAGTACAAAGAACTATTAAACTCTATGCCTAAAGATGTTGATTGGAGTGACTTAGAAAACCATGAAACAGAAGATAATACAACTGGTTCACAGGAGTTGGCTTGCACTGGTGGCGCTTGTGAAATTGTCTAAGAGCAAAGAAGCTAACATTATAAGCTTTAAAGTCTTAGTAAATTGTGAAGGGGTTGTCGTGACTGAACTGTCCGGCATCCCTGTTCATGAGCTTTCTAAAGTCTTTAAAGGCCCTGAATTAACTACTATGAGAAACATTGTAAATCTTACGAAACCAAAACTAGAAGAAATACACTCATACTTAGAAGAAGAACTAAGCGCCCTAAACCATATAGGCTAGGGCGTTACCTCCTGCCACTTACTTTTGTTGGCCCAATACGCCGCAGACATTTTGCCTTATTGTTCTGGACTTAAACCTTTTTCTAGAGCAGCAAGCCTTAACTTAAGGTTATGTATGTCATCTAAAAGTTGTTCGCCTTTGACTATCTCTTTATCAACAAGCCCCGCTGTGTATTCGATCAGCATATCTTGCCGCGCATCAGCAGGAAGCGATCCTAATTCGCCTCTAGGCCATTTAATACGGAACTCAGAGTTAGACTCTATGTCCATCTGAGTTTTGTCTAAGGCATGCTCAAGAGTGTTTAACCGCTCCTGCACAGAGAAGTACGCCATTGTAGACACTGATGTAAATGCAATCATTGCAATCAGGTTCCTGAGCGGAATTGTTACCGCTGTGTCTTCAGATAATTCAGCCATCAGATCACCATTTCACGCGGTTAGCCCAATAGGCCGCGCTCATTTTGCCTTTGGCTATGTTCTTAGCGTGTCGCGCTTTGAAGCTTGCACGTTTCTTTTTCATACGGTCAGATTCACCCGCCTTGGGTTTTCCTGCGGTGCTTGCCCCCTGTTCTCCAAACCTAATCGTCTTGATTTTGTCACCTTCTTTTGCCACGACAACATGGCTTTTCTTACTGTGCTTGGGGGTACGTTTCGGTTTATTGTATCCACTGACTCCTGCCCTCTCTAGTCTTGAATCTTTTTTCTTCATCGTTTCTTTCCTTTATGTAGTCCGTGCTTAGCGTGTTGTTTGCCTTTGGCGGTAGCTTCGCGCTTTTTTTTATTAGCAGCGGCTAGTTTCTTTTTACCTGCTGCTGTGGACTGTAACTTCTTTATAGCTTTAGCGGGTGCATAAACTTCGCCAGTTTTACCGCTAGGTTTTCCAGAAGGTGTACGCCACTTTTGCTTTGTCCATTTCTTTAAAGACTTTTGAGATTTTTTAAGTGCCATTATTTCTTATGAACCTTTTGTACTTTAAAATTAGCTTCGAGTGAAGCGCCCTTGTGCTTAACAAACTTGCCAGTGTGCTTCATTAGATTCATTGAGCCGTCTTTCTGCTTCATCCAGTGATGACCTTTAGGTGCTTTAACTTTCATTTGTACCCACCTCCTTTAGCTTTGTATTCTTTAGCAAGCATCTGAGCCTTTCGTGCTGACCACTGCCCTGCTTTACCGCCCTTACTTCCCGCTTTAATTTTATTAAATAAGTTCTTACGCATTGTAGGCTTGGTATAGTTACCCGCCTTATTGACTGTTGATTTCTTTTTCTTTGTTGCAGGCATTAACTATTCCTCGCTACTGATTTTGTTTTTTCTACTGTCCGCATTGCTCCTAGACCTAACATTCCCATTAAGACAGGCGTTAGTAAAGATGCATCAACCTCTGGCACAACAAACCATATGCCTAGTATTGGTGATAGGAGCGTGTTATATAAAAGAGCCATGCAACAGCACCAACCGACTGCGGGTCGCCATCCAGAAACAAACAGGCTTTTGTGTTCGGCCTCAACTTTGTTTACGTCTAACTGACCCTTGGCAAGCTCTTGGGCATGGCGCTCTGCCATTGTACTTATTTCGTGAACAAGTGCGGCTTTTTTGTCTTTGTCTTCAATGAACTTATCTAGTAGTCCTGACACTGGGCCTATCAGTGCTTCTAACATTGTTTAGCTCCTTAATACTGTTGCGATTAAATTAGTCGATCCAAAGAAGTGAGCTAAAGCCCACGCTAAAAAATACAATTACAAAAATTAAAGCCTTCCATTCTTCTTTGTCTCTATAATCAAAATTACTCATATACAATACTCATTCAAAAATTACAGTTTCTTTTGGGTCTACATACTTCGGTTTGCAAAAAGCCCTTACTGGTACGTCATATATTTTCCCGAACCTATTTTCACCAGACCCCTTTATGCTTTGCAGGGTTATTGTTCTAGCAAAATAAACACAGGAGTTAATGTTATTCCAGACTCCATACTCCTCAATGTCTTCAACAAAACCATCAGGAGTTAAAGTCTCTATCATTAATGCAAACACTAACGTCTTCATTTTATAACTCGTTCAGAATTATCTACCCAAGTTAAACGACAGATACAGTCTACTGCCTCGTAGTGTTTAGAGGGTTTAGATAGCTCCTGACACATATAAACGCAGTGGTGTTTTTTTGCGTAGTAGCGTGTC